CAGACCCCAAGAAACGTCCGGTTGTTACACCCATGCCTACTCAGGGCTACGTTCGGCCACCACAAGACGAACTTCAAAGCCTATGGTCAGCCAGCACCAGCGTTGAAGCAGCACTCGAACAGCCAGCAAGTTTTGCGAACCAGTTAAGTAAGTGGATGATTGATAGAAGGTTTTCCCCTAAACTGCTCGATACTACAGCTTGTATTCGTATACTTCCTTTGCCCAACGATTATAAGTATCCAGACTGGTTCTCTCATCAATGGGGAGGCATCTACCGTATTGCAGCCCCCTGCTTTGAACCTGACGGCAAGTTCGCCAGCATTCACTGCCGCAGTGTAGCGTATAGTCGCGGACGACAACCATCAGGATCTAAGACACGATGGCCAACTGGATACGAGGCCGGCGGTCTACTCATGGCCAACCCAATCGCACAAAGCATGATGAGCGGAAAGCTGGCATCATCGATTGACGGATTTCTTATTTGCGAAGGGATCACTGATTTTATGAGAGCATGTGAACAGGCTCATCGTGAATCAATGAGGCTTGCAATAGTTGCTGGTACTTCTGGCAGTTACAAATCTTTGAGCAAGATTAAGATTCCCGAAGACCTAAATGTTTTTATCGCCACTGATTCAGATGACTCTGGCGATGATTACGCGGCAGAAATCTGTGACCAACTTCCCCAACATAAACTTTTTCGCGTACCCCTGGAGCTAAACGATGGCTGATTTAGATGAAGTTCTTGCTGCTGGACAACGGCGGCTTGCTGACTTGTTGAATACCGCTCTAACTGAACACTGCATCAATCAGCCAAACCAAACCTCGGAACCGGTCACTATTCCTGAAAACGAGATTGATACTCGCATCACCGGATTGATGGATCAATTTACTGATCGGAACGGACAACCGACAGGCAGGTTTCGCAAAAACAAAAACAATCTATACATAATCATGAGACGTGATCGAAGATGGCGTAATCGAGTATGGTTAAACTCGTTTACAAATACACTTCAGATTGATGACCGTGACTACAGAGATACAGATGACACACGCATAGCTCTTTGGGTGTCGAGAGCATACGGTCTCGAATATGGTGAGGCTGCAATCAGTTCAACTGTTCAGCTTATTGGTGAAGAAAACAAAAGAAATCCTCTTTTGGAATGGCTTGATTCAATTCAATGGGACGGCACCCCCCGATTGGCCTCATGGATCGTAGAGGCCACCGACTGTGATGACACGGAACTTAATCGCAAGATGGCGGAAAAGTGGTTGATTCAAGCAATCGCCAGGGCTTATCAACCGGGCTGTAAGGCAGACTGTGTATTGATCTTGGCGGGTGACCAAGGAGCAGGCAAAAGCACTCTGTTTCGAACGCTTGCTACAGACAAGTACTTTGCGGACACACCGCTCGACATCGGCTCTGCAAACTCGTACAGCCAGATTGCTCGAGCTTGGATCTATGAAGTAGCGGAGTTGGACTCTGTTCGTCGTTCAGCCAACAGTGCAACCAAGGCTTTCTTGAGTGCGCAAGAAGACAACTTCCGTCCAGCTTATGGTCGTCATGCGATTACCATTAAACGCCACGTCGTTTTTGCCGGCACAACAAATGAATCTCAATTCATTAATGACATGACCGGGTCTCGTCGGTATTGGCCAATCAAAGTAAACGAAGTCAATCTTCACTGGGTGAAAGAAAACCGGGATCAATTGTGGGCTGAAGCAATCGTTGCATACAAGGCCGGAGAAACTTGGTATTTAGACAAAGAGATGGATATCGCTAGGCATGACTCCAGCATGATCTATAGACAAGATGATCCGTGGGTTGAGCCAATCACAGGGTATTTGATGCTCGAGCGGGGCAGCGTAACCATGACAATGGTGATGGAGCAGGGTCTAAAAATAGAGCGAGCACGAATGAACCGCAGAGATGAAATGAGAATCGCGGAGATACTTAGAGAGCTTAAGTATGAAAAGAAGAGAATAATGATCGGAGGCAAACGAAAGTATGTCTGGGCTAAAAGTGAAATATTAACGATTAAAAGTAAGGAAGCATAATGAGTAAGGTTGCACTTGGAGGAGGGGTATTTATTCCCCCCGGATACGATGATGAGAAAGAAATATTGAAGCGATTCGAAATTATAAATCCTGAGTATCAAATGGCACTCGGAATGAGAAAGCAAGGCAAGTACCTTCCGATTCCCGATAAGCATATCAACGCATGCCATCGGATACCCTTTGATCATCCCTGGGGTGGAGGATTAGCTGTACCTCGCAAAGCAGCATCTCAAATCAATTTTGCCAACGTAATTGATGTGAGAACTTAACCCTCTGCACAGCCGTTGAAACTCATGGATGGTTTCTTTTTGAGAGACTACCAACAAAAGGCACTTGAGGCTTGGTATTCAAATCATGGAGAAGGTGTGGTCATTGCACCATGCGGAGCCGGCAAAACTGCAATCGGTGTAACAGCGATGACTCGTTTCGATACCAAGGCATTAGTCCTTGTTCATACGAACGATTTAGCCGTACAATGGATCAACAGAATACAATCCATGCTTGGTGTGAGTGCGACTCAATATGGTGCGGGTAAGAAGGATGACTCGGGACGGATTGTGGTCGCAACTTTCCAGACTCTCGAACGAATGTCATTTACGGAGCGGTACGCTTTCGGGAAGCAGTTCGGACTTTGTATCGTTGATGAAGCACACCACGTTCCAGCGCATACGTTTTGTTCAGTCATGTTTTGTATGCCTGCCAGATACAGACTCGGATTGACGGCGACACCCAACAGGCCAGATGGACTTACATCGATTCTGTGGTGGCACTTTGGTCAGCCGGTATACGAGATCACAAACGCGCAGTTGTCGATATCTGGTCACGTTGTGACACCTCGCATAGAGTGGTTTTTTACAAACTATGAGGGTCCAGACAGCAGAGTTGATTGGTCTAAGTTGATTACAAAAATGACGACCGATCCAGACAGAAACGACATGATACTGAAGCGCATTCTAAAGGCTTGTGAAAACGGTCGACAGATACTTGTGCTGTCTGACCGGGTAGACCACTGTATTGCTATCGCAGAATCGCTACAAGCTCATGACATAGTGGCAGAGCCGCTTGTGGGTCGCATGACAAAAAAGCAACGCGCGAGTGTTTTGGACCGATCTAATAATCGTGAGATACAAGTGATATGCGCGACCACTGTTGCAGACGAGGGTCTGGATTTGCCATCATTAGACACTGTAGTACTTACGACACCAACAAAAGCGTTGGGAAGAATACAACAACGAATAGGACGAGTAATGCGACCGCACGCGGAAAAACAACACCCGATAGTGATTGACTGTGTAGACAACATAGGTTCGATGCAAGGGCTGGCTAACAAACGACAGCGCCTATACACTAAGCTGGGGTGTATCTAAAATGATTGATGTATTGAAAAGATTACCAACTGGTTGGTCGATGATTGAAACAGACGACGGATTTGTCATTCAAGACGAAGACGATGAGTTTGTATGCAAGGCCGACACTCCACAAAAACTCAACCAGATACTGGACAACGAGTTTGAATTGGCTCAAATTTACGCAAGTATGATGTACGTCATCAAAACATCGAACCCAGCGGAAGCTTAGAACCGCCTTCGCTTAAGACCGGCCCAGTCTCTTACTGTCACCTTATGGCTGGTGAAGTCTTCTATGGCAAGCGCCAAACGTAAAGAAGGTATCGACCTACCCGATTCTAAATCTCTTAAGTACGAAACAGAAACACTGAGTCCAATTTGTATCAGCGTCTCATTCATCCACTTACAAAAACCGAATCGGCTGTTGAAAGAGGGTTGGCTTTCTCGATACGAGCGAATGTCCATAAAAAAATCCAGTCAGAAAATGTCCGTATAAGGTGATGTAAATATCATCACATCGTGATACTCTACAGTCAACCAAGGAAAAAACTTCTTATGAACGATAACATGCCGACCATTGGAAGCAGCAGTGTAGGTGCAATCTTAGGGCTATCGCCCTGGAGTAGTCCATGGGATGTATGGGCAAGATCCCATGGTCTCACGGAAAGCTCATCATCAGCAGCCACTCAAAGGGGACACATCCTCGAGCCAGCCATCGGAGCACACTATGCTCACTTAAACAACGTGACCATCAAGAAGGGACCAGAGTACGAAGCCCAGCCATTGATCGGCCCAGAATCGTGGATGCATGCTCGTCCAGATTTTTTCGTAGACTCCGATCAAGGAAAGTGGCTTTTGGAAATCAAATCTACTCGTAAGTTTGATCACAAGTGGGGAGTGTCAGGAGGCAACGGGGTGCCACCCTATTACGCTGCTCAGTGCATTTGGCAGATGGCGGTGACCAATGACGAGCGCTGTGACTTGGCCGCCTTTGCAACCATGAACGACGAGTACCGGTCATTCATCATTCACCGAGACTCCAAGGTCGAAAGCAAGATGATTGACTATGTCAGGGAGTGGTACGATCGTCATATTAGAGGGGGCAAGCCGCCGGATATCGATGGTTCAACATCTTGTTCTCGATCACTTGCAAAGCTGTTTGAGCAAGAGTCTAAAGATTTTATCGAGCCATCGGAGACACATTTAGAGTTAGCTCAACAACTTAGACAGGTACGAGCACAATGCGCCGAGTTAGACGAGAAAAAAAGAATGCTCGAAAATAAAATTAAAGAGGAAATAGGTACCGCATATGGTATCAGTGGTGTAGCTACATGGTCTCAGAGCAAGCCGCGTAGTCGATTCGATCGATCCTCGTTCGAATCAGATCATCCAGAATTAGCCAAGAGTTATCTTAAGCTTGGCGAGCCAACAAGAACATTCAGATTTCAATACACAGGAGAATCCAAATGAGCAACGCACTTCACCCAGCACATCACTTTCGCAACGTCGTCGAGTCAAAAGCGTCAGACTTCCTCCAAGCAATGGCAGGTACGGAAGAAGGAGCTAAGGCTGCAGGCCGAGTCGCCCTTGCGTTCCGTCAGGCTGCACAAACTAATGATCGATTATACGGATGTGATCCAGCGTCTGTTGCACAAGCGGTCGCCCTCTCGGCTATGACTGGACTGATGCCTGGAGGCCCACTGCCAGACGTTTATCTTTTGCCACGAGGCAAAAGCCTGCAATGGCAAGTATCGCACCGAGGCTTTTCAAAGCTGGCCGCTCGAAGTGGTGTACGACTTCGGACTAAAGCAGTATTTGACAGCGATACGTTCCACGTCATTGAAGGAACTGAGCCGAGCTTACAGCATGTACCAGACCTCAGTGCAGAGCAGTCCTGGGATACTCTGGTGGCTGTATATGTGGTCGCACACTACAAGGATGGTAGCAAAGACTTTGTTGTCATCCGCAAGGCCGATATCGAAAAGCGTAGGGCTAATTCAGACTCCTATAAACGAAACAAGAACCAATCTCCATGGGGACAGTGGCCAATTGAGATGGCGCTCAAAACGGGCCTCAGGTACGCGTTTGCTCGCGGCATCGTATCGATGGATGATACAACCACGAGTGCCTATGAACATGATGGCATTCAAGATGCATCTACTGATGATTTGGAAGTTGTTGATATGAATGATGTACCAGAAATGGACACCATGAATGTTTTGTCGGATCAGCTTGATGAGCTTGTTCAACAAACTGATCAAGAAAAATCTTTGCTTGAGGATTAAAAAGCAGAATGGCTCGTGACTATAAAGCAGAGTATGAAAACTACCACAGTAAGCCTGAGCAAAAAAAACGGCGTGCTGGCCGTAATCGTGCTCGACGAATCATGACCATGCTGAAACGAGTTAGCAAAGGTGACGGTAAAGATGTCCATCATAAAGATGGAAACCCAAAAAACAATTCGAAGAAAAATCTTAGAGTTGAAAGTAAAAAAACCAATCGTTCACGTAAGTAAAGGAGAACGTAATGAGTCTATTTGAAGAAGCGAAGCAAGCTAAGAATCCATTTGGTGAACGAGCCAAGCCACAAACTAATGACAACAACAACCCAATAATTAACCAAACTGCACTGTTGCTACGTGTTGTTAATGAAGTTTTTGACGAACAACGACTGTCCAGTGAAAATGCATCTAACTGTGAAGGCTTCAGAACTCGTTTGGCTGATGCATCATGGCCGCTTCACAACCTACAAGGCAAAGTGACTGAGCCGACCTGGGCAAACATGATCAACGCAACTATTGCTGGAATGAAAAAAACAATCAGCAACAGCCAACCGAATGGTGATTGGAAGATCCTTAATTTTGATACAAAAATCGAACACGATACCGACAAAATCGAAAGATTCTTTTTGGTTGTTAAGTTCGTCGACGTAGACAATAACGATGATCTGCAGTATCGGAATGGGGCTCCTGTCACGACAACGGTAAATGTTCAAACTAATCCAATCCCCCAAGAGGTTGTGGACGCGTTGACAAACCGTCAAACTGATGACTCTCGACTTGCAGGACTAATCGAACAACTGGTCACAGCGATTACCGACAAGACCACTACATCGACACAGGTTTCTTCGGAGTCTTTTGTGGAGCCTGAGCCTGAGCCGGTAGTGTTTGGCGATTAGATCGATGCCTCTGTATCTATTCGTTTGTCCACATTGTAAGCAAAGAGTTGAAGTCTTGCAGGCATTCGGAGACCCAAGCCCCCATTGTGGGGCTTGTGCTATCGACCGTGGAACATCAGTTGATATGGAGCGAAAGATATGTGCGACCAACTTTACCCTTAAGGGTAGTGGGTGGGCGAAGGACAACTACGGATTGAAGAATGGGAAAGGTGATTGAACCAATCACCTCATTGAATCAATCTTGAGTTTGAGTATTTCATTTTCACGTTTGAGATACTCAACCTCTACCTTCATGGCAGACATGGCCGACATCATCTCCATGATCTTAGTCAGGTTTTCCTCACGCTCTTCTTCAAGCTTTTCAACTCGTTTGATCAAGTCATCCCTATACAAAGCTTGTTCAGCTTTCTCTTCTTGTTGAACCTCTCGCTTTTGCTTCAACATGAACTCGTAGAACTTGAATGCACCAGCACTAAACACGCCTGTAACGGCAGCGACAATCGCAGCAGTAGTAGTTGGTTTATCCACGAATATCCTTATGCATTATTTCAATACGCATTTTAACGTATATCCATACCCACAGCGTAAAGTAGACGCCCGTCACAACAAGCGCTCTACCCACTTCGCCTGCCGCAAACTCATCATCACTCAATACACTCACAACGAACTTGGTGGTGGAGAAAATATACAACAGCAGATACGCTCCAACAAAACGAGAGCAGGATCTGATATTAGGCAAGCTAAACAACATACCCAACGCTACAACAAAATAAAGCGCGTATTGAAGGTAGGCCCACTCCATCCCGCTGTCTATGGCCTCGCCATAGCTCATCCAAAGCACTCTGTTGTTGGCCAAGTCCGCTACGTTCCAAAACAAAAGCAATGGACCATAGTCATGGTAGACCAAAATGTCTTTGTACGATTGGAAAAAACGTTTCATTGATCGCCTACGTTTAAGTAATAACTCGGAGAATATATGCCTGATCATTCTTTAGATGACATTGTACATTCCATTCAATCAGCGGTTATAGCGGCCACCGATATTGCAGAGCGACATGAGCTTGACTCGATTACAAGCGAAGAATTTTGGGAGCGTAAAGTTGATGCGAATGGAGAGCCGGTCACAGATGACGACGGAAGACACATATATGCACCTCGTATGGTCGTCATGGAGATCCCAACATGGGAGGATGGAGTACTGGTACAAAAAAGAGTGCCGGTCCCGCTACAATCGCTCACGACGGGCCAAAGCTTGCGTGTTG